TAGATTCACAAACTAGGAGGATTATAATTATGGCAAATACAACGTTTTCGGGACCAGTAAGATCATTAAATGGTTTTATTAGTTTCGGACCTAAAGCAGTTGTTAGCTTAACCGCTGATACAACTTTGACAGTAGCTACTCATGCAGGTAGAATTTTAACTTGCAATGATGCAGATGGTGTCTTTACTTTACCGTCAATTACGTCGGGAAGTTCACAAGCTGCAGCTGGAGCAAATGATTACAACGTCGCAAGTAATCTTGGATGTACTTACACATTCTGGGTAGAAACAGCAGCAACAGACATGGATATCAAAACAGACGGAACCGATAAATTTTTCGGAAGTGTGTTTCTTGGTGTTAATGATGGTGCTGATGGAAAAACATTCATTTCTACTTCAGCAAGTAATGATGTACTTACTCAAAATGGCTCAACTAAGGGCGGACTAGCTGGCAGTTATGTACAATTTACTGCTATAGCGAGCGCTGCTTATTATGTCAGTGGGACTTTACTAGCATCAGGTACGCTGGTAACTCCTTTTGCTGACGCGTAATAAATAAAATAATGTGAGCTCCTTCGGGAGCTCACGACTAGGAGAATATATGGCAACACAAAATGTAAGACAAACCATAGCATTGGCGGCAGATGGACAAATACAAAAGTATGTAGGCACAAGTGCTACTACAATTACTAAAGCTAGAATCATGGCAGTACAGGCACAATCCAGTGCAGCTGATGGCAGCGTTAAAATTTATAATGAGGCCGACAGTTCTAAAACAGCTAGTAAATTAGTATTTGAAGCTAAGTGGGGAACTGCAGATAATTCTGATTTTTATGTGAAGATCCCAGGAGAAGGTATCTATTGTGATACCGGCATGTATGCTGATTTAACTAACTGTGATTTTTTAGTAGTTACTGGCACATTCACGTAAGAGAGGTAGCAAATGGCTAATACTACTTCTGGTACTTATACATTCGATAAGACTTTTGCGATTGATGATACCATTGCAGAAGCGTACGAACGTATTGGTCTAGTTGGATCATCAGGACATCAATTATTATCAGCAAGACGTTCCTTAAATTTACTTTTTCAAGAATGGGGAAATCGAGGAGTTCATTTTTGGGAAATAGGTCATGCGAATGTTAATCTTATTACTCCTGTAGCAGGCACAGGCGCAGGTAGAATTTATAAATTTTTTAGATCGAGTGGAGATGGCACTAATGCCGCTTGTACAGATAATGATGGCAGTACAACAACAACTGCTTTTTATGGCGTAACCGATATTATAAATTGTGCTTATAGAAAAGACTTAGCAAATACTTCGAGTCAAGCTGATACAGGCATGACTAAAGTTAGTCGAGATACTTATGCAGCTTTTGCTAATAAATTATCTACAGGAACCCCAAGTCAATGGTGGGTTCAAAGGTTCATTGACCATGTTTCATTAACCATTTACCCTACTCCAAGTACAACGGCTGTTAATGAAGGACACTTAAGTATTTATTATGTTCAAAGAATTCAGGATCTGGATTCAACTTATACAGATGCAACGGATCTTCCTTATCGATTTTTACCAGCAATGGTTTCAGGACTATCTTTTATTTTATCTCAAAAATTTGCACCTCAACGAACACAAGAATTAAAACTTTTATACGAAGATGATTTTGCTAGAGCATTGGCCGAAGACGGCTCTGCAGCTAGTACTTATATAACCCCTAAAACTTATTATCCGAACATCTAATGGCAGGCTCAAGATTTTCAAAAGGTAGACACGCATTATCGATTTCTGATCGATCAGGAGCAGCTTTTCCCTATATAGAAATGGTTAGAGAATGGAATGGAGCGTGGGTTCATACTTCTGAATTTGAAATTAAACAACCTCAAATTCAACCAAGACCCGTGGGCGCTGATCCACAGGCCCTGCAGTTTGCGCGTACACCTCGAACAGAATTTTATGTACCAACGATTTTACCTAATAATCCTTTTTCAGCTACAGCTTCATCAACTACAGTAACGGTGACTCAACCGAATCATGGACGATATACCAATGATGCAGTTCGATTTAGAAATGTATCATTACCTGTTGGAAGTGTTACTCCTGTTATTTTAATGCTGGAAACAACTCTAGCATCAGATTTGACGGATTCGGCAACCTCTTTAACTTTAACTGATTCTACAGCTTTTCCTTCCACAGGTTATATTGTAGTTCAACCAGGAGCGGATGCTAATGAAACTATTAAGTACACAGCTAATAATACCGGGACAGGAGTTCTTTCTGGTTTAACTAGAGGCTCTTCAGCACCCACTTATAATCTTACGCCTTTAACTACAACGGCTTCGGCGCATTCAAGTGGAGATAAAGTTTTTGGTTCTTACATTATTACAAAAGTAGATGCTAATTCTTATACCTTTACATTGGTGACAGCAGCTACTACAACAGAAGAAGGAGGAGGTTATCCGGCTTTCGCAGGTCCGGTTAATTCTAGAGCATAATGGCAGGATGGACATACGCAACACTAACGACAGCAATTGGTAATTATACTGAAGTAGGAACAGGTGTTCTTACATCAACGATTACAGATCAATTTATTGAAAATGCAGAATTTAGAATGCTGCGTGATGTTCCCATCGATGCGGATCGAAAACAACAATCAGGAAGTTTAGTTTCAGGACAACAAACGATTAACTGTCCAGCGGGTTGTTTATTTACTCGAGGAATTCAAGTTTACACTTCAACCTCTGTTATCACGGGGGCGAATGTTTGGTTAATTAAAAGAGATCAAACTTTTTTAAATGAATATGTTGCCGCTAATACGGCTACAGGGAGTCCTAAATATTATGCACAGTTTGGAGGAGCTACAGGAACGACTGACACTACCTCAGGACGTTATATGATTGCTCCTGTTCCTGATGCCGCTTATATGTTTCAGGTCCATTTTAACGCTAAACCAACCGCTTTGAGCTCTAGTAATACAACAACTTGGATGAGTCAGAATTTTCCAAATGGCTTTTTATATGCCACTTTAGTGGAAGCTTTTAGCTTTTTAAAAGGCCCAATGGATATGTTGACACTTTATGAAAATAGATATAAACAAGAAGTAGAGAAATTTGCTGCAGAGCAAATTGGACGAAGACGAAGAGACGATTATACGGATGGTACGATTCGAATACCAATCGAATCTCCACCACAATAGGAATAAATTATGGCAAATACATCAGCAGTTTGTACCTCATTCAAAGTTTTACTCATGAAGGGTCAAATGGATTTTACTGCTTCTACAGGAGATACTTTTAAAATTGCAATGTATGATAGCGATGCAACGTTATCAGCATCAACAACGGACTATTCAACTTCAGAAGAAATTACAAATACTTCAGGAACTGCGTATACGGCAGGAGGAGAAGCATTAACTAATGTAACTCCTGTTTCAAGTAGCACGACTGCTTATACAGATTTTTCGGATGTCTCGTGGACATCAGCATCCTTTACTGCAAACGCGGCTCTTATTTATAATACGACAACTGGCACAGGCACAGGAACAACTGATGCTGTGGCAGCGATTGCGTTCGGTGGAGATAAAACCGCGACGTCAGGAACTTTCACAATTCAATTTCCAGCAGCAGCGGCTTCGACAGCTATACTCAGAATAGCATAGGAGAAGTACCATGGCTGATATAACTGTATCAGTAACAGGCGTCGAGGCGATTGTTAATGAGACTCGCTGGAACGCTCAAAATATACCATGGGGTGAAGGTGCATGGGATACAGGAGGATTTACCAGCAACGATGTAATTCCAGGATGGGGCCATTTATCATGGGGCCGAGCCAACTGGGGTGATTTAGATATTTACGAAGAAGGTTGGGGCAGATCTGCCTGGGGTGATGAACCTTGGGGTGGTACTCATAATAAAGATGTTCTTGTTTCCGGTGTCTCAGCTACAGCAAGTTTAGGAACCGCAAGCATTGCTATTGACGTTGTTCCAACTATTACTGGTTTAGAAGCCACTGCAAGTTTAGGAACTCCTACTGCAGTCATTGACGTTACTCCAAGCATTACGGGTTTAGCAGCAACTGCATCTGTTGGAGCTATTACTCCACCAGACCAAGTGATGGGTTTAACTGGACTCTCAGCAACTTCAGCTGTTGGAAGTATTACACCAGCTGATCAAGTTATGGGATTGACTGGAGTAGAAGCAACCATGAGTCTTGGTACTGTTACTATTCCAAATGTTGGCGTTCCATTAACAGGAGTTGCAGCAACTGCTTCGGTGGGAGCTCCAACTGTAGTTTCCGGAATTGTTGTAGAACCAACTGGACTAGAAGCAACCATGAGTCTTGGGTCTGTTACTATTCCAAACGTAGGAATTCCATTAACAGGATTTGAAATGACTGCTTCAGTAGGAGAGTTAAGTCCTGCTACAGTTACCGGAGTTACTTTAGATGCAATGACAGGATCTATCGGATCCGTGATCATTGAATCTAAATACGCAGTTACAGGCGTCTCGGCGACTGCATCTCTAGGAA